AATCCAGCTTCCTACATCTGGCAGTGCTGGCAGCTTTATGTTTCCTAATGGCGCAAATATTTTTCCAAAGTCTGGCATCGCTGGCCATGTGCTTGTATCAAATATTCCACCTTTCATCAATGAGCCAAAATCTGGCATGTGAACATTTTTTGTCCACCAATCAGTTGTTAAAAATCCCAATCCCCAATTATTAAAAGTTGTGTCAATATCGCTGCCAATTCCAAGTGAAGAATCAAGTCCACCAATCAGGCTTCCAATATTACTAAGCCCGCTAAAGAAGCCGTTTATAACGCCCTGTAGTCCGCCATTACCTTCACTTCCGGCCGCTCCGGTCGCGCTACCTAGAGCTTGATCCAGGCTGTGCAACAGTCCCATTGCAATGCCGCCCCAATCAATGTTTGATGCGCCTTCCTTAATTCCGGAAGAAAAACCACCCCAAAATGCTGTTGCTGCAGCTTTTCCTGCTTGTGTTAATGTATCATTTGAACCGCCAGCTTCTGTGCCAACTTTTTGCCCATTTTGGATGATGTCGCCACCAGGAATTCCAACAGATTCCGCGCCAGCTTGTGCTGCGCTTTTTGGCGTTGCTGGCTGATTGCCCATAAGTTTGTCAATTGTCGCGCCGATTCCAGCACTTCCAGCGCCCAAAAATACTGAAATGCCTTCACCAATTAGTTTTCCAATAGTTGAGCCTATATCTGCCCAATTTTGACCACGCAGGAATGCGGTTAAATCTGATGCTAGTGTTCCAAATGCATTAATAATATCGCTTTTGTGGTCTGCGATTCCCTGTCTGACTTCAGAAACAATGTTTGCGCCTGCAGTATTCCAATCAATGGATTTCAGCGTTTTCAGCATTCCGTTTAAGCCATCGCTGATCTGATTAAATCCTGCCTGCCAATCGCCTTTCAAGAAATCACCAGCAGCAGCCATCACGTGACCGCCCAAATCCTGGAAGGCCACAGACACTTCTGATACAATTCCGCGCAGCGTGGCTGACGTTTGATATGCAATCAAGAAGCCTGCAGAAAGTGCTGCGATCGCGCCAACAACCACAGCGATTGCCGCACCAAGCGGAATAAGAATTGGAAGCAGACCACCCAATGAATCAATTCCAATGAATCCTGCAATAGCAGTTGCCGCTGGTGCAACCACGCCTGCCATCTGCACCATTGAAGAAATGAATGCGCCGCCAGACATTATTGCTGGACCAAATGCAGCTGCAAGTGCTGCGATGGCAACAACAGAATCCTGAACGGGTTTTGGAAGTGCTGCAAATGCGGTTGTGACGCCAGCAAGTATCGGCGTCAACGCGCCCATGTTGTTGACCATTCCCTTTAGATCAGAACCAAGAACCTGGCCAAGTGGTGCTGCTGCAAGTTCCACTTTGTTCTTTAATTCTGCCATTGCCTGTGAAAGTGTGGTCGTATCTGCTGCTGTGTTGGTTATGCTGCCGCCGGAATTTGTAATTGCAGCAGACAAACTTTCAAACAGGCCAGGCGTTGTTTTCAATGCATCTTCTAATTGCACCAGCGTTTTGCCAGAAAAGTCTTTTAAAACCTGTCCCCAAACAGCTGTTTTTTCAATCGCAGTATTGCCGGTTGTTGCATACTGTTCAATTGCATTTATATCTTCATTCCAGCGCGTATTTGCATCCTGGCCTGCCTTTGATGCATCATCAACCACCTTTGTCATGGCAGTCATGACGCTGGTTACTCGCAGACCTGCCTGTTCAAACACGCCAACATATTCTGCGGTTCCCTGGAATGTAAGACCAAGCTGTGACGCAGGAACTGATACTGATTGAATGTCCTGCGCAAGTTGTAGTGAATCCACGCCGGTTTTTTCTGCAATGGTGTTCATCGCATCCATTGCTGAACCCGTCTGTGAGGCAGTCATCTGCCATGTGTTTGAAATGCTCGCAGTGGCATCAACCAGGCTTTTCACTGAATCGCCGCTGATTCTCGCCCAATCCAAAAATTTCGTGGTCATCGAATCAAGCTGTGGGCCAACCATCTGAACGCCATCAGCCAGCAGTCGTGATTTATCGTTTACGTCAGCTAGTGCTGTTGCTACTGATTGCATGTCGTCTGGCACGTTGCCAGCGATGTTGGAAAAATCGTTTTTAAGTGCTTGAAGCGCAGCGCCAGTGTCGCCTGTTTGCTTCTGTATTGTATTAAATGCAGCACCCACATCTGATGAAGATTTTAACGCAAGTGTAGCAATGGCGGTTAATGGAACAGTGACTGCTGCCGTAAGGCCAGCACCCACAGCCATCATTCCTTTGCCAACAGACGATCCAAAATTGGAAACGCTGTTTTGTGCGCCGCTTAATTTGCTGTCTAAATCAGATGTGTCTGCTTTTATTGAAACTAACAGATCAGCTATTGTATCAGCCATTCAGTTCATCTTCAAATTCTTCTGGAATGTCAAAAATTGAGAATTTTTCTTGTGATTTGTTGGCTGATCCAAAGTTTGGTGCTTTATTTTTGTTTGCCGCTTCCTGGCGTTTCTGTTCTTTTTCACGTTCAAGTGCTTCGTGTTTGTAGAAAAACATCCATTCTACAATTTCATATGACGTGATGTTTGCACACAACTGCTGAACAGTCATGTGCAACCTTTTTGCCAGGATAAAAAGGAATAACCTTTCAGGGTTTTCCTTCAGTTTTTTTCTGCAGCTTCCGCGCTTCTGCTTGTGATTCCTGAAAGTTCATTGATTTTTTCTGCCAGGAATTCAAGCGCAGCACTGTTCTTTTCAAGCAATGCTGTGCGCATTTCTGGCGTGAATACACGCTGGCCTGTATCTGGATTATAAGCACCAAGAATCACAACGTCTGCTGACGTGCTTCTATTAATCATTGTGCCTTTTGTATCAAAAGTCACCAGGCCAGCTAGTTTTGCGCGGTCCGCACCGGAAAGATTCTTACACAGAATCTTTATATCGTTCCACATTGGAACAGCTACAATTTCACTTCGTTCATCCTTCAGACTTAAAATTTCGTCTGCCAGGTTTTTTGCTATTTTGGTTTCACCTGTCAAAGTATATCACCATTCATCCGTTTTGGATGATATGAACTATATACTGCGCGTTTTGTTTTTATTTTTACAGCCTGCTAAGTATGCGGCCTTCGTTGTCTGCGTCGCCTTCCCAACTTATTGTTTGATCAATAACGCCATCCAACGCGGCCTTCAAATCTTCACCAGAAATGACCGCCCACGCCAACAGACTTAAATTTGCATTCACATATAATTCAATCGCGATTGTCGCATTCGCAATAAATTGCGTGTTGAAATATGGCGCGATTGTCAACGCTGCTGATTCTGTTGGATCATAGAAATTGCTTAACGTGCCGGTAACATCATTCATGTCAGTCATTATTGACTGAAAATTTTGATTAAATGGTGTCACGTCAGTAATTTTTGGCTTAATCGAAAGGCTAAAATCGTGGCAATACAACAAAGGGGCCATTGGCAGGTATTTGCCGGTTATTGTCAATGTGTGCGTGGTTTCGTCTGCTGTAGAGATAAATTCCCCAAGCAACCGATTGACAGTGATCGTTCCTGTCGGTCCCAAAGACCAGTTTTGCGTCTGCGCAAAATTTGGATCAAGCACCCTTTTTGTGGCTGCCGTGATCTGATATACAGATGGCGTTGGAACGATTTTCGTGGTGGGTTCTGTCGTCAACGTTGTTGGCGTGCCACTCACATAAACAACCGCTTTTCTGCCCTGGGTTACTGTTGCAACCATTTTTCAGCACCAGCCACTTGTTTAAGTGATCACTACTGCAGAGCCAAGCGCACAGCTTACATTGTAAGTAACTTCAACATAGCCATCTGGCGTGTCTTTAATATCTATACCATCAACAACGGCTGCGAATTCAACCGCAGGTGTGGTTGCCGTCAACAGAATTTTCACATACAGTGCAGTATCTGAAACCATGTTTGCCCAAAAGAACGCCTGGCCAGTTGCCGCTTTTTCCAAAAATCCACTGATAGTTGCCTTAACATCTTTGATGCCTGGCGCACGCGCAATATATACCGGCGCAGAAGCTGCAAATTCTGTGACATCAACGTTCTTTCCACTAAAAGAAAGTGATACGTTGTTTATGTGTTCAACCACTTGCGTTGGCGAAGCAGACGCAGCTGCTTTAACCGTTGGCAGATTTCCTTTAGTAATTGCCATTTTTTTATTTCACCTTTAACCACTTGTTATTGCGCCAGTAGATTGTGCTGAAAACGTCACATCAACCGTTCCATCTGGCGTTGTCTTTATATCCATCCCATCAATTTCCACGCGCGATTTCAGAAAGTGCGTGCCATCATACAGGAATTTGAACCATAATTCAATATCTTCAACAACATTATCCATCAATGCGTTCTGGCCATTTGTGTCGCCATAATCATCCCAAAAGCCACTGGCAGAATATTGAATTTTCTGCATTCCGGTTGCCCTGGTTGGATAAACGGTGCTGCCACAAAGAAATGTCGTGACATCAATATTTTTCATTGAAAAGCTGGCGCTCAGCGCATTCATTAATGAAACGTTGTTATATGCACCAGCGCCGCCTGCAACCGTTGAATCCTGCAGGCATCCGTTGCTTATAGATTTCGTTATTGCCATTTTCTTTTACCACCACCTATGGTGTTTGCACCACATTCACAGTCAATTGAAGAATGCCGTGATAATGAATCATGTCTGTGTCCCGAATTATGTTTGAATAATTCACTTCAGATTTGATGTGCGTGTAGCCCGAAATTGAAAGTGGCTGATTATCAAGCAGTTCTTTGATTCGCTTGATTATATCGGCACATTCTTTCCTGCCACGATAAACAGACCAGATATGTAAGATATACGTTACGACCTGTCCATATTCATCATTGAAACAATCCCAGGGACGTTCATTTGGATTGTCAATTTGAATATATGGTTCAGCCGTTCCTTCTGGAACATAGTCAAATGTGCTGCAAAGTTCTGTGGTTGTCAGCCAGGTGTCGCCATTCAGCGTATCAATGATTTCGTGGCCAATTTCAAGAATTGAAGATTCGCGTGTTTTCGTCATCCTGCCGCCGCATTTATTTTATCACGAATATATTGGCGCACACGATCACGCGACGAATCAACACCGTTGCGCATATAAAATCGGCCTGGAACAAATGTGCCACCTTTCGTGTGATGACCAACTTCAACAGGGACTGCATATGTTGTGTTTGGCGCAATCTGCACTTCTTTATCACTGATTTTGTCCAAATGAACGCTGGAACGCAGCAGGCCAGTTTTCACTGGCATACTTGGCCCGTCTTTGATGGCGGTTTCCATCAGTTCACCACCTTCAATCAGCGCGGTTGGAACTGTTTTGCCAATGTTGTCTTTTTTCAGCTGGATCATTGCCTTAACATTGGCCAGTGAAGTTTGATTAACCGTAATGCTAATGTCAGACATTTGAAGGTTCCACCCGTTCAGAACAATATGTTTCATAATACAGGTTTTGATCCTCAACATTTTCCAACATCAAAATGTTGAACAATCGTGTGCCGTGTCGGATAAAGTGCTTCACTGTCACGTTTGGATCATACCAGAATGTGATTTTCCACATTGCCGTTGCTTCAACGGTCCCTGCCTGGTAGTGTTCTGATCCCAGGCGTGGCGATGGTGTTTTAAATGTCTTTTCGATTGCCGCCCACCCTGATGCAATTACCGTTTCTGTTGTTGGTCCAAGTCCACCATAGCCATCACTTGTTTCTGAGCGGTCAACAATTGTGATGCGCTGGTCGAACAGCTGAAATGGTGGAATCGCTGGCTGTGTGGCTTTTTGCTTGGGCGGCTGCATTATTGTCATAAATATATCCTATAGGGTTGCAGCTTCGTGATCACATCAGGCGGCAGCACGCCGGTTGTTCCCTGAACAAAATAATATGCTGCCGTTTCTGCAATGCTGTCCTGAATAACCTGTGGAACATCGCCTTTCGCATCGCCATATCCTGATTTGTAGGTAATTTGCATGCAGTTCCTGGTCCGCATTGCAATTCCATCACCCCACATATAGCCAATTTTTAGGTAAATGCGCCCAGGTTCACTGGTCGTGTCTGTGTTGTATAGCAAAGGATTTTGTATTGTCAACGCGTCCATTGTGCCATAAATGTTAATCCCTGTGATAGACTGCAATGGTGGGCGCGGAATCGTGATTTCATCTAGGACTTTATCAATGTCAACTGACAACATCCAGGACTGCGTAATAAATGCGCGCCTGGTGTAGTTTTCAGCCATTATCCTGGCAGATGTGGCCATTCGTGCCAAATCTTCTGTGTAGTCTGTTGAATCCATTCGCAGAAATTTTCTTACATCAGCGCCTGAAACTGGTTCAACAGCCGGTTGCGTAACAATTTGTATCATAGTGAATCATTCGGTGTAAGAATCAGCGTGCCATCTTCAATCAATTCTGTTTCGCCACCAAAGCTGACAAACAATTGCCAATAATAATTCCCAACAGCAAAATCTGTGGTGTCTGCTGCAGCTAGCGAAACAGCAACGGTGCTGTTAGCGCCGCCGCTTATGACTATTCCACCCCCTGGGGCGGTTTTTGTCTTAATTGGTGGAAGGCCATGCAACGTGGTCAATGTCCATATAGCGGTCCCGCCTGTGAGGTTTTTCCCTGTCACAGTAATGACTATCAATTTTGATGTGCCAACTGGCGTTTCAACTTCTAACATTATTCTATCCCCTGCGTTGTGTCTGGCCAATCCACAATATTATCAGCTTCATCATTCCAGTTGACAGTGGTGGCAACCGTTGTGTGAGCCACACGCCAAATGTCGTTAAGATAA